CGAAAAACTGCAACCGCTAGTTCTCGAACTAACGGCTCCACAATAGGACACCACACAACACCGGAAGGTTTATAGGTAATGCCGAAGACTAAATTTAAGCTTGTCCCCAACCAATAGGAGGGGGAGGCCGAGGCATTCCGCAACTTGGACCGCTAATGTAAGCAATTACAGTTGTGTTGTGGGCGGCTCTTAACCGGCCCTATTGGTTTTCAAGGAAAACGGAGTAGTTACAAAACAAAAATAACCACCCCGAAGGTGGACGCACCGAAGTGCGTGGATAGCCCACCAAATCCACCACGACTGGAACTCTTCTCCAGTTCAGGTGGCCTGGTAGGCCCAAGTGCAATTCGCCAGCCGAAGCCTTTAGGCAGGTTATACGAACCCGGGCTTAAAGCCCTAGAGCAAAGCTCAAAGGGGGTTACCACTATACCAAGTATTAGTGGCAGTGGTACTGTTAGCCAAGATCATCGGACATGGACCTATCCATGCCGCTGCCCTAGCATCATCAGCAGCACTAACTCCCCAATACCAGTTGCGAGTGCCTCCATCATTGTTCCTAACGCAGAAATTGTACACAGCCTTAACAGACTGTGAAGTCGTCTCTACATTAGCAACATCAGGAGCCCAATCACGTGTGGGGGATGAAAAGTTGAAGTCACCCATCCTGAAGCGTGGCGCACCTGCCAAAGTCGGCAGAAGAAAGTTCTCACCCAAAGCACCCCTGCTACTATAAGACCAAGCAGCATTGGGCGTGCTATTAGCCTGGTTATAAATACCAGGCACAGTACCAACAACAGTAGCATTATTGTCATTCTTGGACATCTGTATCTTCACGAAGCTCTGAGCCCCAAGTGAAGTGGTGTTGGTGGACAAAAGGGTGGAACCTATACCATAAGCATAACACTGGGCAATCATACCGGAACGCATGAACGGCATGGTACGCACGGTACCAGCTGCCAATGCAGTGCCAGTGCCCCAAGCAGCGGAGCAAGGCCACATGGGAATGACCCCAAGGGCTATGGTCGCATTCGCTTGGTCATGCCGCCGAACTATGGGATGCATAGCCAACTGCTTCAATGACATAAACTTCTCACCCACAGAGAACTGGGAAGCGTCCTTCATGGAGCCACCCACGCCACTCTGAAACTCAACAGCAGGCTCAGTGATATCAACCCATGCGGGCTGGCCCGGTGCTGCAAGACCAGCAAAATAGAAGCCAGGCATAGCTGCAACCTCAACTATAAATGAAATAGTTGAGGCAGACTCACCATTGGCGACTAGCGGATCCATAATCTGCATAGACACAAAGCCCAAAGAGTCATTGACACCCACATGTGGCACAGGCGCTATATATGGCACTTCAAATTCAAACTGACTACCATCCTTCAAATCATACACCATACTGTATTGGGACGGTTGCAAGTCACCATTGAAGGTGCCCGGTACTGGTCCCCCAGCAGCAGCCAAGTCAGAATACTGGTTCACATTGAAAATCTGGCGATAATTGGGTACAAATGAAAACATGACCCTACCAGTGTGAAACTTTGATTTGGCAAATGTTACACGGTATTTCAAACCACCGTGCCAATACTTAAAATGCTGCGATACATACAACAAAGTGCTGGGATAAACAGCGCATTGAGTTGTTGAGCCACGTGGAAAGGAAACATTACCGCCATCCACAACACTAGGAGCCCTAAACCACATGTGATTCAAACACACGTGGGACAGGTACTCATTAGTGCCATGGACATCAGTAGTGGCAATAGAGCCTCTGTAGATCTGGGAGTACCTGGTCAAGATGGTATCAAAAGCCATCTCATCCAGATCCGTTCCCCCAAGAGCGTCAGACACAGCTACCTGGTTGGTGGAAAAACCACCAACGACGGAAGCGGGCACTATGGAATCAACATTATGTTCCCTGCCATTAAAGGCACGGTATATCTGGTGCAAAGGCGCTGTATCCACTGGCCTGGAAAAGCCAAAAGCAGCAGCAGCCTTAGCCGACGCATTAAGAAACCAAGAGGCACTACCCATAAACGCCTTAATGGAAGGAAAAGCCCTGCCAACGGCGGTGGGCACCTTAGCTGCAGAAGCCAAAACACCAGAAATCCTACCATTCTCAGAAAGCTCAACATCCGCAGCAGTCCTACCCCTGGGGGCAACTGCCGCCCCAGACTGCGGCACCACAAAAGTGGTGCCAGCAATGGGAAGGCGGCCGAACACCTCAATATTCTCAAGATGCAAATAAACCTTATATACAGGAGTTGCCGAATTAGTAAGGGTGGGAGTGCCCAAAACTTGGGTCAAGAAAAAGCGCCCATTAACATGGGACACCTCAGAAGTGGAGCCACCAATATACTCAAACTCAGATAGATAAGGCACACGCAGGACAGCCTGAGTGTTGTGCGCTATATCTAACGGAGTATGCGGTAAATGGGTGACCATAGACGGCTTATTTCCACGCAAGAACTGATTGTCGCCATACTGATAAGCAACAGCAAGCAACCCCTGATGAAAGGGATTCGCATTATGCTCAACAGTAAAGACCAAATCGGCCCTTATGCCCCTGACACCTGTCAAACGTTGTGACCAGTTCGGTATCTCAGACACCAAGTTGGTCCAATTAACCACTAGGCTATAAAGCCCAGCGGGAGTGGTTGACAGAGAGCCTCTTGCTATAAGCGAGGGGCGGGCGAAAAAGTGTTTCAAATCTTGCAACTCAGCGTCAGCGGCCAAAAACTGACTACGACCGCCGGCAGGTCCGACGGCGCATATTGCGGCCTCATCAGCAAATATAACTCCAGCATTATTTTCAACATTGCTGGGTACATCTAATGCACTAATCTGAGTGCAATCCTTAACAGAAGCTGGTTCATTAGTAGTGTGCTACTATGTACACCAAGCGGCTCGCACAAGCCAGCCTGGGCGTGTCTATATCTCTGATACCCTCTGAGTAGTAGCGGGTGAGTATCCTGACCCGTGTAAATGCCATAGACACAGTATTTACATTCTCACGGCGTATATGACTCAATACCAGACGTCAATACGAGAGAAGCAAAGCTCCCTCGCTTGCTCATAGCTGTACACGTCAAAGGGGATCCCCCCTCTGCGGCAGAAGTCCTGAGCCGCCTCAAACCTGCTGACACCCTCACAAGTGGGAGCATCCCAAACTTCTTTTTGGTGCAACGCGAGTTCCAACAAGCACTCCTTCATGTTACGGGAAAACTCATCAGTAAACGCGCGTGCATTTTTGTAAAAATATGTGCGGTAAAGCGTGCTGTCAAGCGCAAGTGGGGCACACCACCCACCAGGTGCATCCTGAGCTCTCTGAAAAGAGCGCTTCAGGAATGTCACCTGCTGAATGGGCTCCCATGGCACCAGCTCAGCATCCTTCTTGTCAGAAGTGTATGTAAGGCCGAATAAGTCATTCATGGCCTGTGCAACTGTGACCTGATTAAACTGGTCACACACGTCATCTGACACTGAGACGACATTGTCATCCCCAAATGTACAAATGAATACATTATCCCACAAATCCTCCAGCTTACCAGTCAGCTTGTAATAACAAGCGACCAATGTGAAGAGGGAATACATGGAATTCACAGGAGTCGTGAGTGGATGACCGCTGGGCAGGGACTTATTCCATTGGACAAGAGTGTCCAGCTTACTACCGGTGCCAGTGAGGTGCCTGGAATGAACCAAGTCCTCAAACAGCACTGTCCTGACCGTTCTGCCAATGGGGTCAGCCCCATGAGCATCGTACCAGGAATTTATGTAATCAAGTATCACTGCATGAATCTCTGGTTGCTCACTGGCATCAAATGCTTTAAAATCCCCACCAAAGACCTTGTCGCCAACACGCGTCAAATTGCGGGCCAAAACATGCCACTCGCTGTAAGGATTAATGCCGGGAGCCATGCCTGTCACAGTATGAACTGTGAACATGGAAGCCAAAAAGGCTCCGAAATATTGGCGCACCGCAATGGTGTAATCCAAAGGGGCTCCTGATATGGCCCTTGTGGCCACTGCATCAACCTTGGCATGGGGCCTGGTCTCATCCTTTAGGAAATCTGTGAAGATGTGGCTCAAGCGAACGCCATTTTTGGCTGCTGCCACAATCTCATCCACACGCTTGAAAAGCGCCTGGCATTGTGCATTGCTGAAATCATAGTCATCTTCGAAACCAAAGAAGTCCTTCTTCCCTTCAGCGCAATCCAACCTCCACGGATAACCACAAGATGTGGACCGGTTTATAGCCTTAAGCTTAATGGAGGGAATGCCAGTGACCGCTTCCTCTTTTGACAAAATCATGCGGGTGCAGTTCGCCGTCTTACGAAAATGAAGCTGCATAGCAGCCCCCATAATAGCCTTGTGGCTCTGCACCTGACTGACCCTCTTTGGGCTCTTGTAATTGGCCATGGCCTGAAGCATAGGCTTCACCAAAGCTCCGTTTTTGTAAACGGGGCTCAAGTGCGCCGGCCGCAAAGGACATGGGCCAAAGCCATCAAACCCAGTGGGCTTGATCTTGGTCTGTGTAGATTGTGATAAAGCCTGGTCCTTAGCCACGATCCCAATGGGCCCTATAGAGCCCCCTGACAGCCCAGATTGGGCTATAACGGAATCGCAGTTAGCGTCTAAGACAATGCCACGCTCAGCCAGGTCATCATAAAAATCATCCCGTATGAAATGCTTAAAGCGCGTAAGGGTGCTTTTGATGGCCTCCTGGGTAACTATGCATGAATATCCTTCTCGCACAGAACCAAGGGCGCGCTCATCACTGGACACTTTGCCAGCTATATGCATACCCAACAGAGCACGTCCTCCATAATAGCGGGGCTCTGCTATGGTCAAAGGGGCACCACAGTCTCCTTTAATAGTAGTCATATCATAAGCCCAAACATAGTCAAGCTTACCAGCCACAGTATTCAACTCATGGTCGAAGCGTAAATAAGAATTACGCAGGACCCAGCGGGCCAGACGTGGCTCGTCATTGCTGCAATCTAGTCGTGCAACATCGAGCCTAGCCTCTGTATTAGAGACTCGCTGAAGCATCTTGAAATCCTTCTCGGTAATGAAATACTTGGTTATATCACGGTAAGCCCGTGCAACCTGCTGCTTGATATTAACAAACGCAATGTCGCACTGGGGCACCGCCACATACGGCCAAGCCATAAACTGCTCATGCGTCATGTCGACCACATCCTCAGGATTCTTACAAGACACCAGCCTCATCTTTGCCGGCGGTATATCCCTGAAATGATCAGGCATCATGCCCACTGTGCCGGAAATCATAATGATCTGGCCAATAGGCACCCAGCCCTCAGGAGAATACGACAGCAATTTGAACGTGTTGGCATATATGATATCTGCCATGACATCAGACGGTGGATTGCCCATCTGCAGCATAGCCTGCACTGATCGCACATAAGACTTCTTCTGCGGATAGGCCTTAGCCTGATGCACACTCTGAATCTCAGCAGGTGAATCCTCGTCAGAATCGGGTGTTCCAAACATCAACCTGTACAGGCCCACCATAGTGGACTTAACTGCTTGTATAGCCCACTGGACCAACTTGATCACACCAGCCAACAGCTTATGCCCAAGATACACAGAGGCAGCAGCTGAAGCGATATTCAGAGTCCCAAAAATAGCAGTCTTCACATACGGTGGCACGCCAGACAACATACTATGTATCTTGGCGTTTAGCAACAGCATGAACTCATTGCGGTCTTTAACCCCACTTGAGAACAGCTGGCGCCACGAGACACGCTCGTCAGGCGGATCATGCTGTTTACCGCCAAGTCGGCCACCGTGCACGCAAACATCATCCAACTCGCACATAAGCGGCCCAAACTCGATGGAATCCGCCACAGAAGCACTTGTATGATACCTGTTGACACAACCACGGACATCGCCAAGAAGCGGCTCAACGTCATCGACGGACAGACCTGACTGCAATTCTGCTTTAGAAAGCATATGCAGCCAATCGTCTATATCCGCCACGTTCTGGACATGACTCTCGCGCCTAGCTCGTAGCTCAGACGCAACTGCCTTGGCCAAATCCAGCATACTCAACCCACTAGTAGCTCCAGTGGAGATGTTTCCATCGTATGTATGCCTGCGCAAACGCCAAGCATGCCATGGGTAGGCATTGAGAACTTCACTCTTGGAAAGCACCTCACCATCCGCCAAACGCTTACGTAGAGCAGCAAGATTATCCTGGTACTCCTTGGTTACAGCGGAGTAATCAAGAGTGTTCCTGTCGGTGCAATACTTCGGGTCAAGCTCAACCCAGTAGCCATGATCGATGCGGCGCGTTACCGCCTCAGGCTTCGTCAACGCAGCGCCTAACGCACTCTTGACGTCCACACAATTCGTGGTGCCGACAATAATATAGGAGTCGAAATAATTCTTCCCCTTACTGTCCACATCAGCATAATTGAGCGGAAAAGCCCAATTGGAAATGGCACGAATGAGGCAAAAGCCCTCACTATCTGGTGAGCCGGCAACAGCCTTCTTCTGAAATATATCATCGCAAATCATGGCTGCCTGGCCACAATATCCATTCCAATACTCAGACTCACCCTTCTGCCACATGTGCTGCGCACACTCATCTGGGCCACAAATACCGGCCTCTTGCAAGACCACACTCGTGAAAAGCTTGATAATATTGGTCTTACCAATGCCAGACTCGCCTCCAAAGAGGACAAATATAGGTTGCTGTCTGAAACAGCTATCGGCATCAAGCATACCCCTATGAGAGGCTATCTTGTGGTTAAGCCTATCAAGCTGCTTATCAATAGCTGTCTTCAAATGACTCGCACTGGTAATAGCCTTCATGGCATGGCCCTGACCTAGCAAGGCCCTACCCCGGTTTAGTAAACCAAGGTCGGTCTTCTCCAAATCAAACTGGGCCAATGTCTTGTCGACTTCAGTACACCAGGAGGCAACACGCCTCTGCACTTCCGAGACAAATCGAACTTCTTCTCTGCCGAGAAACCGCAACACGCAATTCACGGCATCCTCAACTACTATACCAGCAAATGAGAAGATGGCCTCAAAGCCACTGGCAACTCTATCGTAGTTACCTATCCTCCTCAATATCTCAGAATAAAACCAAGACTGCTTCTGACCTGCTGGCAAGAAGAGAGAACATACCAGAGCGACTAATCCCGGAACCATGCCAGAACAACTCTGCTGTTCGACAAGGTCGGTGTGCTCAAACACCAAAACAGGTGCCATATCTGGCACAAGGGCAGTAAGTGCTGCATCGAATAAACGTGCAACTTCCCGGGAAAACCCCAGGGCGGCCTTCATGGCACAAACAAAAGTGCCAAAAACCAACTGCCACAGTGCACCAACTACGCTCTTACAGGCATCGATTGCCTGTTGAAATATGCGCTTGAAGCTCCAAACAGCCTCATTGGCATGATTTGCCAAGGCTGACACTTCATCAGCTGCACTGCTGACAGAATCAGCAACCTTCTCCACACTCGAGACTAAGCGCCTCAAAATGGGATATGCTGCAACACAACAGCCCACTCCAACTCCGGCTCCTAGAGCAGCAGCCGTCCAAGCACTGACGCCAGCCTGAGGCTCAACATCAATGACGCCAGATCTCTTGTATCTGGACTCAAGAATCTCCTGCTGTCTTTCGCGCTTTGGCTTAGACTTGTAGATGATACGCTCGCGCTTCTTGGCGCAAGCTCTCTGAATCTCTTCATACTGTGCGCGACGCACAGCCTTGCTCAAAGGTTCACCGCGTGAATCAGAAACACAGTCAAGAAAAGCAGTGTGCACTTTCTGCGAACGAGCGCAAGCGTTAGCCACGGCAATCTTGTATTGTGTCATTGTGATTCATATAATAAAGGTTGGGATACTGGTTTAAGCGTTGCCAGCACGCTCCTAGCACGTTCCCTACTAGGCGGGGTGATAGCGTGAAATGGGGTGCTCGAAAAAGAGGACACCTTTCGACACCGTCGATCGGTGGGTGGTCGGTGAGAAATCAATCCGCCGACCAAAGTGAACATTAGCTTAGGTTACTTACACTGCACAAGAATCATGAAATAACCACTGCAAAGGAAAGTTCCCGGGGAAAGTCAATTTAATGACTCGTGGCCTTGCGGGCTCTACGATCAGATCACCGTAGCGCACATAATGCGACTATCCTCTCACTTCGTGAGAGGCAACGGATCACCTACTCCCTAGTACAGTCTCTCAAATACAATGGATCAAACATGAGTTCACACATGCAGCAAACTCCCGCTAATGCTGACTCTACCACAGGCCAAAGAATGGATAATTAAAATCAAACAAGAGCTAACAAAAACAAACAGCTCTTGATTCTCCGTCATATAGTACGTTGGACAAACTTTGGTTGCGGGTCCCCAGGCTTGCAAACCTGGCTTGCTGCCCGTGCACACAGCGCAGAATCAGGCCCTGCTGCCGACCGGCGAGTCACCGATCAGTAAATGAAACGGCTTGATGCTCGTACCCACATGGACATTTTACGCATGGTCCTAACGACTGCAATATTAGCACCGTCACAGTACGGGGCAAAATAAGGGTAATGTTTTAAC